ACACAATGGCCGCCCTTTCCCGCAGACTGATCCGGGCAGTCGCCACCGATTACTTAGCGCAAGCAAGCGGGGTGACTGCGTCCGCCCTTACGTCACTCGCCGCTGACCGCAACACCGCCATGAGCGGAGCCGCCTCCGGCCGAGCGCTGGTAGGATCTTCAGCGGGCGGCCAATCCGCCAGCTTTCAGATCGATCTCAAACCCACCGACCGCGTCGAACTCTTTCAAAGCGCCATCGATTACCTAGGCGGCATTACGCTTACCCGAACCACAGCGGACTTTACGTTCGTGATTGATAGCTAATGGCTAGCGTCTCCCTCGTTCGTCGGTTAGGCGCAGGCATCAAAAGCTTTAGCGCAGGATTCGGCTCTGGCATCAGCACGTTCCAGCCTTACGAGGCGGCAGGATTCTCCCGCAAACGCCCAGTCATCTACGGTGCACACGCTCGCGATTCGTCACTGGATTTAAGCGAATGGACAAGAACGGAACTTCTTAAACTTGCCCGCCACATGTACCGAAACGTGGGACTGATTAAAGGCGCAGTGGATTCGATCGCCGCCTACTCCGTCGGCCCAGGGCTCCGCCCACAATATCGCGGGGCAGATGTAGAGTTTGGAAAGTTAGCCGAGCAGTATTGGCGGGACGTAGTGGCGCCTAATCCAGAAGTCACCGGCCGCATGACCTGGACAGATCTTCTCTTGGCACTCAGCCGATCCATCGACGTAGACGGCGACGTGTTCGTCATCATGACCGACAAGGGAAAATTACAAGTCGTTGAAGGTCACAGAGTTTGCGAAGGCGACAACTACGAGAGCACCGACGGCGTTTTCCTTGGCAAGATGGGCGAGCCTACCGCCTACCTGCTTGAGCTCGGCGATACTTACCGAAAAATAAATTCCGATCTAGTAATTCATCTAATGGAAATGGAACGGCCCGATCAGATCCGAGGCGGATCTAATTTGGCTCGCGCCCTCAATCACGTACGTGACCTAAAACTTTTGGGCGAGTTTGAAAAAGACGCGCTCAAATTGCAGGGATCGATCGCCGCCGTCATCACATCTAACGAAGGGGACGCACTCGCTAGCAGTGGCGGATTCTTTGGTAACATCCAACCCGTCGACACAGGCGACAACAGCATCGCCCGCGAGCAGATCACCAGCTCCGCCACCATCCCGCGGCTCGCCCCTGGGGAAAAGATCGAGATGGTCGCACCCAACCGGCCAAACAACGGATTTGAGCCCTTCGCCAAGTTCCTTATTCGCGACGTGGCCATGGGCTTAGGTCTGCCGATAGAGTTTGTTTACGATCCAGCCAGCGTCGGCGGGGCAGGGATGCGGTTTATCGTGGCAAAAGCACAGCGCCGCTTTGAACAACGCCAACGCCTTTTGATCGATCGATTCTGTAACCGCTCTTGGTCGTACTTTATCGGCCGGGCGATCGCTAACGGGGATCTACCACCCGCAGAAGATTACCGAAAAGTAAGCTGGCAGACGCCCAAGTCATTGACCGTGGACGCCGGCCGCGAAGAAATGCAGGCACGCGAGTCGTATAAAGCTGGCCTCATAAGCCTACAAACCTACCACGGAGAACTGGGCGAGGATTGGGTAGAGCAAGTCGATCAGATTAAAGCCGAGCAAACATACATGAGCGGAGGGACAGAAGTCTCGCAAGCACCTCTCATCACAAAAATCGGCGAGCAAGGGGCTCGGTCTATTACCGCGATCCTTCAATCCATCGGCATGGGACAAATCACACCAGAGCAGGCAGAAGTTATTCTAGTGACAGTCTATGGTTTAAATAAAGAAGACGCGTCCAAGATCGCTCGCGGCGGCTCGACTGCCCAGCGCTTACCAGTTGCCGCACCGATCGTCGCAGAACCAGAAGAAGATTCTATCCCGCAAGAACCCAAAGCCGACGCTACCGCCACCGACACCACTACCCCTACCGATATCGTCACAGATTTGCCCGAGAACACCCCACCCGAGCAGCTCGCCGCCCCATCCTTTATTATGCCCGACAACGCACCCGATTTTAACTTAAGCGCCAAGGAGCTCAACATGATCGTCAATGCTCTGGGCATCGGTAAGGCCAAAGCTAAGAAAAAGAAGTAATTTGACACGCGCTGGCCGAGTATGGCCAACAAACTCCCGTCCGTTTCCATTCTTACTGTAGGCGAGGCTAAAGGCCACAACCTACTTATCGACCAAACCTCCCTCGAACAAGCGCTGGCCGTAGCGCAAACAATGAAGCGGATTAAAGTCACCATGGGCCACGGCGCCCAGGTGGACGGCATCCTCGGCTACATCGACAGCTTCGTCATCAAAGGCGACCGGCTCATGGGCGATCTGACCTTGTTCAGCACCACCCAAGCCCAGTTCGTCCAGCAGCTCGCCAAGGAACTGCCCGAAGGCTTTGGCTTGTCCCTCACGTTTAGCGGCGTACCCGCCGAAATGGGCGGCAATCGGTACGCCAGGGTAGATGAGATATTTGATATTTCCGTAGTTTCCACGCCCGCCGCAAACAGCGCAGGGCTGTTTTCTGCCTTCACCGCAGTTGACATCAAAAAACTACAAATGATTGAAGCACCTATCGTCGAGAAAATCGAAGCGGCCCCCGTGGTCGAAGTCATCGCCACCCCCGAAGTTGCGCCCGTCGTAGCTGCCTTGGCAGAAGTGCCTGCCGCCACGCCTGACGCGCCCGTCGAAACCAAAGCCGCTGAACCCACCTTAGTGAATATCGCCGCCATGCTCACCGAACTGCTCGGCTTAATGAAAGTCGACGCAGCCTCCGACATCACCGAAGAGCCCGCCATGGATATGGCCAAAAAAGAAGTCGCCGCCATGAGCGCCGTCATCGACGAAAAAACTGTCATCACTCTAGAAAAAGCGAAGACCGATTCTGCAGGTGCGGAACCGATCCCCGCTGAATCCGCCCAGCCGGTTGGCCGCGGTGAAATCCTAAACCAATTCAACCAGGAGAAGGACGATTCCAAGCGAGTCAAACTTCTCCGCAAATTAGGTCTCTAAGACCTAAAGAAAACAGGAACAAACCACCATGGCAAATACACTCGGCACAACGAATGCAAACGTAATCGCGCAGAGGGCGTTAGAAATCCTCGTCGCCGATTACAGCTTCCTCCGCTCAGGAGTCACAGACTTTTCCAGCGACGCAGCCAAGTACGGCGCGTCGGTCTTCACGTCCCGCCTCAGCGCGCTGACGGCCTCGGATTATAGCCAGAGCACTGGCTACGCATCCGCCGCTGTTACGCAAACGGACGTGTCCATCACCTTGAACAAGTTCAAGCACGTTTCCTACTCGGTGGACGATCAGGAACGCACCAGCTCGAACGTGAACTTGATCGAGCGTTTCGCAGGTGCGGCCGCTCATGCGATCGGGTTGCAGATGGTGGGCGATTTGCTCACCCTCGTAACTTCTTCGACGTTCACCAACGCGCTCACAGTTGCTTCCACGGCGTTTAACTATCGCTCGGTGGTTTCTGCAGGTGCCACGTTGAATGGCTTAAACTCGCCCGTCAACGGTCGCTACTGCGTGTTGGCGCCCTTGTACTACGGCGCTTTGATGAATGATACCACAGTCGTTGCGAATCCTCAGATCACTGGGGACATCGTTCGCGGTGGTGGGATTGGCAAAGTTGCTGGGTTCGATGTGAACCAGTACAGCGCCATCCCTGCTAACGGCATCACCCTCGGCGGATTCTTCGCCCAACAGGAATCGCTGCTCATCGCGGCTCGCGTGCCCGAAGTGCCCACAGGTGTTCCCATCCCTGGAGATATCTCCATCGTAACGGAACCCCGCACGGGACTTTCTGTCATGGTCAGAGAGAGCTATAACATCACCCTCGGCACCCTCCAGCGCACCTACGCCTTGATCTACGGCGTGAAAGCGGGAGAACCCAACAGCCTAGTCCGCATCAACGGAGCCTAAGTCACTCGGAACGGGCGGTGGTCCACTCGGATCACCGCCCCTTCCACCTAAAGAAATCCTCATTTAATGTCTGAATTTACCAAAGCACTTAAAGAATCGCTCGCCGTTTTGCACGGGCAAACAGGCACCACCGTCACCATCGGATCTACCGCCGTCACCGGCATCCTTTCCACCATCACCCGCAAAGAGAACGTTGAACTA